TTTGCCATACGCTACCCGACTAGCGGAGGATTTGATTCGCCGCGGGCGTGGTAATCGTAACGTCGGAAAGGTCATTCAATTCATCGACCGCAGGAGGTGGAGAAGGCACCGCAGCGGGTTGCCATTCGCTACCCGACCACGTTAGAACCTGATTCCCGGAAGGCGTAAGCGTAGATACGTTGTCGAGGTCTTGGAGGTTCGCCCCGAAGGTAAGCGTTCCCGCTCCGTTCGTCTTGAGGAGTTGGTTCGCGGTGCCGTCCGCAGCCGGGAGGGAATACTCTTGGTTAATCGTAACTACGCCCGCTTCTGAGATTCGAAATACTTCGTTATTTGCTCCGTCCTTTACGATGAGACTGTTATTCGCTCCGTTGTTATCGGAGTCCACTTGTAGAACTAGGTCGCCCGTAGCCTTGAGCGTATCGGCGGTAATGGCCGTAAGCGTAATATTTGGGTTGAGGTTGAGTTGCGCGAAGCCGTTATTGTAGGTACGGGTAATATTCGTCCCGTTCAATATGGGAACGAGCGAAGCCGCCCAAGTGGATCCCGTATACATAAGGACGTAACCCGCGGATTGTCCGGAGGTATCTACATCGGTGAGCTGTCCGAGCGTAGCGGCTACGTCAGCGGGTTGCCAGAAGCCGCCCGTATACTTGAGGTATTTACCTTCTACGGGCGTTCCTTTCGTATCGGCGAGCGTAGATAAGTAAAGGGTCTCGTTCTCCCATTGTCCCGAGATGGCGTTGTATTGCAGGAACTGAGCCGCAGGGAATCCCGATATAGTTACGTCGTCGAGGTCGTCGAGCTGCGTAGCCCCTCCCGTATCCAAAGTAACTACGCCGTCGCCTTCGTCGGTAAGCGTGCCGTTCGTTACCTTAATCGTCCGGACGCTAAGAACGTCCGTAACGCCGTTCTCGGTGAGCATACGCAAGATACCCCTTCGCGCGTACGTTACTTCGTCGCCTCCTTCGGGCGTTACCCCGTCGATGGGTGCGTTACACGCGTCCCATTCGTAAGGGATAGCTACGGACAAGTCCAACAGCACCCCGGAGAGTACGTTCTTGGTCTCTTCTTCGAGGGGCGTAGTCGTGGCGTTTACTACCTCGTAATCTTGAGCGAAGAGGAAGATATTCCCTCCGTTCTTGATATCCGCAATAATATCCTCCGCGCATTGTTCCGCGTCGCTCACCACCTCCTTTTGGCGGTCGGTCTTCTGCTCTTTATCGGCTGGTACGTCAAGGATATAAACCTCGAGGTTGTACGTCTTCGTCCCTGCGTCGTAGGTAGCTCCCGTATACACGAGGTGCATGAGTGGGAAGTTGGTAAACTTCGAGAGGTCTACGTCATCGGGAGAGCCAAACGAGAAGGACTTTACGAAGAAGTGCGCGTCTGCGAAGACCCGAAAGCGTTCTACTATGTTATTGAACGTTATCATGTGCGAGCTTGTCTTTTAAGTAGCTGAGGTGTTGGAATACGACTTGAATAGGTAACTCCGTAACCGTGTCCATCTTGAGGATGTCTTCTCCTGCGAGGGCGTAGAGGACGTGGTACCACCCCCATTTTTCGCCGACCGGATCGCGGCCTCCGCCACCTCCAGTAAAGAGGACTTCATATCTAGAAGCAGTTCGTTTCTGGTAGTCCAAAAAAAAAGCAGCGTCCCCGATACGAGGTCTGCGGGCATCTCCTCAAATAGGGAAGCGTCTTCTTTGGCCGTGTACTTCTTCACCTCGTATTTCTCTCCGAGTTCGTATGTTACTTCCCGGAATAGTACGCTCATTACTTTGTGCGCGTTCTTCCAGAAGTCTTCGAGGTACGTTTCGAGGTCGATCCATTCGCCCGCCGTAAACGCGTCCCAATCGGGAACGAAGCCGAAGCGTTTTCCGCCTATCTCAAGGACTTTCTCGAAGCGTGCGGTCTCTTGGGTAAGAAGTTGGTCGAGATGCGCTGTAGCGGCCTCTATGAGCTTTTGAGGCATCGTCCGTAGTTTCTCTACGGATTGCCCTGTACAAATGGAGATGCGTTCGAGGTGGTTCTCGCTTGTCATCATAACCTGAAGCTCTCCGAGCGTCAAGTCCGACCATCTATGCGGGAGGCGTAATTCCATCGTTTAAATAACTTGCTTTGTTCGGTTTCCTTACGTTGCGTAAATCTTGCGTGAAAAATGCGTGTTTACGGGAAATTGACGGGTGCCCGTAATTTACCCGATAGCGTAGGAGCCAAAGTTCGGATTCGTTTGGTTAAAGGTAATCGCGTACCGCATCGCGTCGATAGCGTGGTTAAACTGGTCTACGGGTTCGTTCAGTTGCTTGCCGTTCTTGTCCTCCTTCCATTTGTAGTTGCGAAGCTCCTTAATGAGGTTCACACTCCGCGCCGTGACAAGTAGCGGGCGCGAATGGAGGAACTGGATTCCGCTTCTAACCGAATCTCTTCCCTTTCTTGCTCCGTGAGTATTGAATCCGTGACCGTGTATCTCGTCGATGCTCTTGGGCTCTGCGGAGTCACACACAACAACATCCGATCGATTGACTCCGTTATCTCGGAGGCTTTTAGCAATATCTGCGTTAGTAAGGCGCGTCGCGTAGCAGAGTTCATCGACTGCGAAGGAGTGGCCGTCGCTGTAGACTCGGACGATAGCGGTGGGGTCGTTCGTGTAGCCGAAGTCGAGCCCGATGTTGAGTAGTTTGAATTCATTCGGTATTTGGTCTATTTCTTTCCAATGGGTGAAGATGGTCGAGCGGGAGGTGCCTCGCTCTCCGAGTCCGTATACCCTCCAGAAGTTTTCGTCCGCTTCTTTGAAGCGTTCAATTTCCAAGAGTACACTATCCGGTAAGAAGGGGTTGTCTTTGTACGTGGTCTTAAAGAAGTCGCAGTCATCGCGTTCGGGTAGGTCGTAGAGCCAGTGGAATTCGTCGGAGGGGTTGAAGTCTACGATGACTCTCTCCGTAGTTCTGAGTATTAGCTGCCTCCAATCTTCGAGGGTTATTTCGTTGGCTTCGTTGATAAAGAGAACGTCCCTTTTGCGTCCTCGTACCTTCTGCGGTTGATCCACCGAGATAAACTCTACGAGGTTGCCCCATAGCTGGTAGGTAGCTTCCGATTTGTTGTGGAGTTCGGGGTTGTACGCTTCTTCGTTTTCGAGGATGGTAAAGAAGTCCCGCATGGCCGTAGCGCGCAGGGCGGGGAAGGTCTTCCGGCAAATGGTAATGACGAGGCCGGAGTTCTTGTAGCAGAGTTCTACGAGGGCGGTGAGGATGCTGTACGTCTTGCCGGAGCGCGTGCCGCCTTGGTGTACTTGTATCCGCTTCTTTGAGTTTCTTACGTGGTAATATGTGGCGGGCTGTTTACTCATCCAACCATGACAAAGGCCTCTTTTCCGCTACCTCTATTTCTTGCCGTTCTACGTATCCTCGGCTCTTTCCTTTGGTTTTTAGAAAGAAAATAGTTGCCGATGGATTCCCTTGTTTAATCAATTTATGAAGATGGCTTTCGGCAAAATCGAGAGTCCTGCTTTCTAAATCCCGAACGGATTGCGCGTAATTACGGTCGGTTTTCATCCACTCGTAATGAGTACTGCGATGTATACCAACCGATACGCAAGCGCTTGTTACTATACCGAGCGAACGCTCTAAGGCCTCGAGCATATCTCTTTTTTTGGTGTCGGTTGTGTCGGATTTCATAACTATGGATGAACGTGGTTAGGATCCGCAGCACGAACGAACCGTAGAAATGGTTCGCGGACGCAACTTGAGAGTTCTATATATGCTGTTTGGTGTTCGGGGAACGTATGTATTGCGAAATGACTCTCGCCTAAGAGATATAAGGCTGTATATCCATAAGGCTCAAAGTGTTTTTCGCATTGAGTAATAACAGTAAATCCACAATCCTCAAGAAGGGACTGATAGAATTCCTTTAGTTTTTCCGGTTCGGTTGCTTCAATCCAATCCGAGAAATTGTGCATCGTCGCTCTCATCGTAGGTGATTTCTATTTTCGGGTAAATATTTTTAATCATTGAGATATCTCCTTTGTAGAAGACAAAGACGTTTTGGTGACACTTACCGACCTTCCTAAAGTCCATATATCGCCGCGCTCTCTGCGGTAAAGTTCCAAGAGGTTCAATTAGAACCAGTTCGTTATACAAGACCATTCCATTCTTGAAGAAAATGTCTTTTACGTCGTTTGGGAAATTGTAATACCCTCCGCTTTTGGCGCGTACATCTCCGACTACGATTACTGCAAACCGATTTTCTTTAAGGCACGTAATTGACTCGGAAAATGCGGTGTCTAATATTTTCAGAAACGCCGGATAGTCGGCTTGGTTGCTGGCATCATTCTCCAAATCGCTGTATATCTCTAAATTGAAATATGGAGGGCAACTGAAAAGTAAATCCTGGGTATTTGCATCAATATGCTTGCGGACATTCTGTCCGTCGTCACAAATATATTTGCTCCCGCCCGAACCCATTCTTTGGTTGTTTAAATCCGCCTGTTCCTGTCTAATTTCTATTCCTGTAAACGTGTTGCCCAAGGCGTTTGAAACGTATCCAAAGACGCTGTCGCCGGCGAAGCAATCGAATGTCTTGCAATTAGGAAGACCAAACCAGCGATTCGCAATTTCTGCAAGTACTGGATCCAATATACTTACTCCATTGTTATGTAAAGAAAGGATACCGGTTGAGAGCGTTCCCTCTCTGCTTTCACCGTTATCTTGAATAAGCGCTCTCCATCTTTGTTTTTGTTTCATCCAATATCCCTGTCGCGAATCTAAGACGGTAAATGGAGGGATGAGAAAGGTATCGACCAGCGGGCTTGCCCGGTCTTCTATTGGGGGTTTGGCTTCTGATTCATTTTCAGGAACCCACACGTCAAGACCCCATTCTTCAAGTTCTACGGCATCCCATTCGTTGGCGAGTATATCCCAATCCCACTCGCCAAAGCCTACGTTATCCTTGACGATAAACTCTTTCGCCTTGGATTCTTCCCACGAGGCCACATAAACGGGTGCCTCGGTAAGTCCTGCGGCTTTGCAAGCCTTGAGGCGCATATTACCCCCAAGTACAACCATATCGGGGTTTACTACAATTGGTCGCGCTTCGAGCATCTCCGGGAACGTTTGGATGCTTCGAACGAGTTTCTCGAATTTGTCTTCTTTAATCGTCCGCGGGTTGTTCGGGTTCTCCCGAATCTCCGAGAGCTTCGTGAGCTTGAACGATGACGGCTTCAAGGATGGCTCTAAATTCTGCATTGTGAACGGCTAAGGTGAGGAGGAGTGTTGCGGGGTCTTGTCCTACGTGGAGGCGCACTACTTCGGCGTTCTCCGTAATGAGTAGGAAGTTCTTTGCGTGGAGGAGGGCTTTACGTGCGTTTCTCATGGGTGCAATCTACGGAGGGTAAGTTCAATTGCCAACGGGTTAACATCGTAAGCCTCGTATTTGTAACCAAGCCGTTGAGCAACTGCCGCAGTTGTACCCGTACCGCAAAAAGGGTCAATAATCGTATCACCCTCTTTCGCTGTAGTTAGGATGATTCTACGAACAATCTCCTCCGGAATTTGGTTGGTGTATTCTTGAACCTTCTCCCGGCTTACGTTCTTTACAAGATTCACTTCCCAGTGATCCGGACACTTACGGCCTCCGGTTCGCTTCATTAGCTCTTTTACTCGCTTATCGTTTGGGTTCTTGTATGGGATTCGAATTTTGCTCCAATCTGGCTCGCAATTCCACCAAGCTATCATTCTCCATTGACGACTCCCGGTGTTGCTTGGATACGTCCAAGAAACGCACCTTTTAGGGTTGCCCAAGACGGGAACAATATCTTGTATTATGCTCTCTGCGTAGTGTATCAAAACCACTCTTTCACCTTTCATTGGTTTAAAGAGCGATTGATATTCTTCGGCGGTTTGTCGGTCTTTAAATTCGCCGTTGTACTTGTATCCAATATTATAAGGGGGGTCGGTGATAATGAAGCCCCCGTTATAGGATATTTCGCGAGCGTCCGTAAGTTGTATGTTCATCCGTGGATTATTTTACCCTTTACGTCTTCGGCGATAGCTTCGAGCCATTCGCGGTCGTACCACGTCATATTTAAATCCCTTCGGTGGAGCATCGTAAGCCCTGTGAAGTGGCCTGTATTCTCGTGGTAGGTCTTGAGTTCGAACTTCTCTTTCTTGGGGCGCTTCATAAACTCCCGGATGTTCTTCGCGATTTCTTCGCGTTCTTCTTTCGTGTAGCTCATCGTGAATTGTTTAAAGTCCGCAGTAGCCGGAATCGCACCCCCATTCTTCGAAGTTGATTTCCGCTTGCGGTTTGTGTTTTTGTATCTCTGAGTAACTTATTTCGCTCTTCCAGCGTCCGCCCGTGCGGAGTTCCTGCCCCTTAAACCATTCCATTTTGTTCAGGTGGTCTTCGAACTTCTTGCGAAGGACGAGCGGGTTTCGGTGGAAGCATCCGACGCAGTTGTTTTGTTTCGCAAATGGCACGGGGATATCGTCCCAATACTGTACGATGGTATCGCGTTTTATTCCGTTATCAATCAAAGGAAAGGCGGGCTTTTGCCAACCGATCTTATTGTATTGACGTAAACCGTCTACGCATTTCTCGAGCATATTCTTTGCCCTTCGTTCCTCTCCAGATCGGAATCCGATTTGCATCTCTACGGGCTCTCCTATCGTCTCTTGCCACCAATTAAACATAGGCTCGATTTTCATCTCCGTAGTGCAATAACGAGCCATAATATTTGGCAGGTACTTTCCCTTGCGAGTTATGATGTCCTCGAATGGTTCGCCGGCTACCCAATGAATATCTTGTTGGAGCCACTGCTCGAGTTCAAGGATTGTTTCGATGATAACGTCTTCTTCGAGGGTTCCGATAAACTCACGCCCTATTTTGTCGCTTACGAGCTTTCGTAGGTACGGGTCGGGGTGTTGGCAAGATTTATCCTCCGTAGTTACCAAGGCGAAAACGAGGTAGTCGCTTGGGTAATTCGCGGCAATATATGCGGAGGACTGGCCGCCCGATACGCTTGTTACCGTCTTCATTGTCCCGTTTCTTCTTTCCAAATGGTGGAGCATACGGCGACGCGCTGCTCTGGATCGGGGAAGTCCCGCTTGGTAATTACGTTGTTGATACAGCGGTGCATGAACTGGTAACGGTTCTCTCCTTTGTTCGGTTTAGGTAGTGGCATCTTTCAATAGTTGTTTGAGTTCGTTAAACATCTTTCGGTTACACGAGGAGCATTGCGAGGGCTTCGTGTTCGTCCCGGTCGCCTTGCTGTATAGGCGAGCAAGGTCTCCGTTCGTCGCTTTGTTCGGGTTGTCGAGGAGGTTACGGATTTCTTCGAGGTCGCTGAATTGAATCTCTGCCTCCCATTTACCCAAGGGGCACGAAGCTACTTTTAACCGCGTCTTGGTGGGCATATGGCAGCCGCAGAGCTTAGAGTCCGTGAAGGCTTCCGTTACTAATGGCCCGCAGCTCTTCGTAGATGAAACAAAGTGTTCGCAGGCTTCGCAGATAGCGAGGCGGTCAGTCCTTTTCTGTCCGGTTACGAAGAACATCTTTCAAGGTTTTTCGGGTGACGTGTAGTGAGCGATATAGGGTAGACTCTCCAATCCCAGACCTTCGAGATACGTCAGCCATATTCCATCCCTGCAAGTACAGAGAGAAGACGGTTCTATCGAACCATGAGAGGCGGTCGAGCAGTAGTTGCAACTGCTCTCGTTGGATGGCTTTGCTCCAGTCGGTTGAGGTGGCTTGTTCCTCGGGTTCATTGTCTGACGTTTTGTAGAGTTCCTTAAATTTTCCGCGCGTGGCTTCGTTGTACATGGCCTTCACGAAATACCCGAGGGGGTTGTCCGGGAAGGCTTTATCTAAACACCGCAGGTATACGTGATGTACAAGGTCGTTCGGATCCTTCGTCCATCTCTTGCCTATGTGGAGAAGTTTCGAATAGTTCCGCGTTAAGAACCTATTCCAATCCTCTGTGTGCCTTGATTTCATTTACTTTCCTGCGGTAGTATCGGCATTTTTCTTCTAACTCCTCAACCGTCCATTTCTTATTCTGGTTACTCTGCAAAAGTATCCTTTCCGCCGTCCCCTCGCCGTATTGCTCGTCCAGTTTCTTCCCAAAGACGTATTGCTGGCCTCCCGTCATGTTGCATTGCTTGCATTGGAACTGGCAGTTCTCTTCCATCCATCGCGTTGCGAGTTTCGCCCGCGTGATAAAGTGCCCGCAGTCCACTTCTTTGTAATGCCTCAATCGTCCACAGGTATAGCACTCTCCCCACCCTTCTTCGTTGGATCCACGCAAGCGGATGAACTGCGAGAAGATGGAGTCAAGTTTCTGCTTGGTCTTCGCTATTCCCATTCTTTCCCGGTATTAAAAAGGGGTTGTTCTTCATTCTCCAAGCGAGCTTCGCCGCTTCTGCATCGTATTCGGGGACGTTGGTTGGGTTGTCGGTGCCTCGTGTTACGTGCTGGTGCATACGTTCGAGGATGGGTGCGCGTTCCTCTTCGTGCTTCGTGAGGCAATCGCGGAACTCCTGCACCTTCAGACGTTCGTAGAATTTGCCGTAATGACCTGTTTTCATCCTGTCGCAAACTAACCTCAATTCTTCGAGTTTCAAAACCGGGAATATCTCGAAAATCATCTCCGCGCAAAGGGCTACGTCTTCGAAGCTCGTGAGCGTCTTCTTAGCGTCGATGAAGTCCACCGTGCTTTTAATCATGGAGATTACCGCGCCGCGCGTCGCTTCTGGCATAAGCCGCAGGGCGGTTTTAATGTTGGTACCTTGTTCCCACGCTTCTTCGGGCGTGTACTTAAATAATCCCGTGCCGGATATAGTTGTCAAACTCATCTCGGCTTGGGCTTGTCTTAGTTGAAGTCTTTTGTCGTCGTTCATCGTTGTTACGTTTGATCCAATTGCGGGCGGCGGCCTTCCAGTCCTTCATCTTGGACTTGCCGACCAACCAACCTTTGGAAGTGTAAAAGTTAAAGAATTTCTCGCCTTCGTCGGAGGTGTTTCCGGCTTCTTCGAAAGTGGTCATGCATTCCTCAAGCGAAGGAGGTTTGAATCTCCTACTCTTTACT